CTTGGCTATGACAGCGAGCCATTACAAGCCGCCGGTTAACTGCAAGGGCCTGCTACAAACCCACCAGCGTCAGGTCTGCATGTAGTGGGCAGTGGGGTGCAAGGTCCAACTACAAAACCATCTGTACAGTAATTAATTGTAGGCTGTACTGTTTGACTTGGCCCAATTATCACAGGTGGCGTTACAATAACAACAGGTCCCGCTACAGGTCCAACAACAAAAGGTAACTGAACAGCTGGACTTGGTCCTACTGTGGGGGTAGTTCCGCTGGGCCCTACTACAAATGGCGCAGGTAAATCAGCTGGTGCTGACAATTTTACTACTTGTGGTTTTGACGGTTCTACTGATCCTCCACCACAGGCGGTAAGTGCTGTTATTAATAACAGTGAAGTAATTTTTCTCATGGTAATTTCCTTGGTTAGGAAACTCCTTAAGAAAAAGCTCTCTAAGCAGGCCTTAGAATTTGGGAACCCTGTCCTAATAACATTCTGCAAGTTTCACAGATATTTATGAATGGTAAACTAAATCAAGGCCGCCCATTCGGCCTTCATAAGTACCTTTACCAGTACGATTGACCAAGGTAACACGCACAGTTTGTATGGCCACCACTAGTGTTTTTTCATTCATACTGATAACATATGCTGGCAATGTTCGGCCGTTATTTTCGCAAGTAATAGTGATTTGATCTGGAATATCTTGGTTCATTGTGCTTCTCCATTAACTACTTATATTATTTTAATATAAATATTGATATGAGAAAGTTCAAAGGATTCAGCACAGTGGAACGAGACTACGGCAATTTTAAATTGTATGACGTAGACTTGGCCAAACGGGATTTGCTCAATGAGCTGTATACTCGCAAAGGCGAGCGCCTAATGAGCCCGCATTTTGGCAGCATTGTATGGGATTTACTATTTGATCCCTTGTTAGAAGAAGTGGTGGACAAAATTAGAGACGACTGCCAGCGTATTGTGTCAAAAGATCCTCGCTGGAAACTGTTAAATTTAGATGTTACAGAATCTCAAGACTTACAACAACTATCAGTGATACTAATATTACGATATGTACCCACTGCCCAAACTATAGAATTATTGGCCAGTTATAAAAGAAGCATAGCAACAGAACGATTAGAAGGATAACCAATGTCAAAGGCTATAAGACAAGAAAATTTATACGGAGCAGAAGGTTGGAGTACAATATACACCAGCTTTAAAAATGCTGAGTTTACCAGCTATGACTTTGATACACTACGTCAAAGCATGTTGAATTACATGCAAATTGCTTATGCAGAGGAATTCAACGACTATACACAAAATAGTGAATTTATTGCCTTATTGGACTTGGTTGCCTTTGTGGGACAAAATTTAGCTTTTAGAACAGACTTAAATGCTAGAGAGAATATTTTAGACACAGCAGAAAAACGTGAAAGTGTGCTACGTATTGCACGTATGTTGAGTTACAAACCAAAACGTGTTTTACCAGCACAGGGTTTACTAAAAGTAGTTAGTATATTAACAACAGAAAATATTTTAGACAGTACCGGCTATGATTTAAGTAATAAATCAATATCATGGGGCAGTGATCCCAGTGAACTAGAATACGAACGTTTTGTTAGAGTAATGAATTCAGCGTTTGATTCAACAAATCAATTTGGAACTCCAGTTAATCGTCAAATAAATTCTACTACTGGTGATTTATTTGAAACTTATAATTTTAACAACAGTGACAGCATGATCAGTCGAGCTGTGTCAGTTTATGCAGATGGGTCTAACTTGGCGTTTGACCTGTTGCCGGTGACATTTGACACAGACGGCAATATTGCACAAGCAACACCTGATCATGATGCGGCTTTTAGCGTTATGTATCGTAATGACGGCCGCGGTGTAGGCAGCACACGCACAGGTTTCTTTGTCCTAATCAAACAGGGCTTCATGACCAGTAAAGATATCAAGTTAACAGGTCCAGAAAGTAACTTGGTTGTTGACTTAGAAAATACAGCATCGGTTAGCGAATATGACTTTTATGTGCAGACTGTTAATAGTAATGCCAGTGTATTAAAAAACTGGACTCGTGTGGACACAGTTAATCTTAATAATATCGTAGTCAATGACTTTGGTGTTGGTAATAAAGATTTATATGAAGTAATTTATAGCGACGCTGACATTACCAGCATTAAATTTGGTGACGGTAGCTTTACCAACGCACCTACTGGTAATATTAAAATTTGGTATCGAATTGCCGACAATAGCTATGTTAGAATTAAAGCTGGCGAAATATCTTCAATACCATTGGTATTTGATTATAAAAACAGTCAAGGACAAACACACAGTTTACAATTAACATTAGAATTGCAAGACAACATGTCTACTGGTATTCCCAGTGAAAGTCTTGCAGAAATTAAAAACAATGCGCCAGAAACATTTTACAGTAAAAATCGCATGGTTACTGGCGATGACTACAATGGCCTAATACCTACATTAAACAATGATGTACTATTGAGTAAAAGTGAAAATCGTACATTTGCCGGACATACTCGCTATGTAGATCTTAAAGATCCTACAGGTAAAAATCGTCCTTTAATCGAGTTTGCCGACGACGGTTACATTTATAAACAAGCCGGCATCAATAATATATTTGTAGCAGATAGCGGAATTAGACGCAGTGTTGATTTTATCAATCAGTACATACAAAGTCAACTGGGTGACATTGGCATGTTAAATTTCTATTATGGAAATTTAAACTTAAATTTTGACAGAACAAACACCATGTTATTTCCTGTAGTGGATCAAGTTATGTTTAACAGCATGGTAGAATATAGATGGAATACTGCCTACTATGATACTAACAGTAGCAATGGCTTTATATATACTGTGGTAAACGGACAAAGAGTTCCGCAAAGACTGGGCTATGCCACTACTGGTTTTTTAAGAAATATCAAACCTGGCAGCTTAGTTAAATTTTCCGACGACAATAATAACTACCAATGGGTAACTATACTGGATGTGCGCGGAGACGGCGCTGGCAACGAAAACTTAAACGGCACGTTTAGTGGCCTATTGACTAACGGAAACGGTACTATTGAAATTAATAAGGCAATTAATTCGTCTGCCAGAATAGTAGAGATTATTCCGCCTTTACCCAGAGTATTTGATGAAACTACAGTTAACGCAATCAAAGACAAGTTGGACAACAAAGAAGATTTTTCTATATTGTTTGATAACACTGTTCCATCCTGGTCCATTGTAACAGACACTGCTGATTTGTACTATGAATATGATTCGTCGGACAATTCAACTGCTTGGGTAATTAACGTTACACGTAACAGCGAAAACAATGGATGGAGTGTATTGACTAGAAAATTAGACTATATCTTTGGCAGTGACGCATTGATTCGTTTTTATAATGTTAACTTTGCCCCTAGTTTTAATATTAATTTTAAAAACGTCAGTACTGACACAATCAATGTTTTGGGATTAGATGTCAATGGTAAAATTGCCATTAAACAAACATATACTATTAGCGGGTATTATACATCTAATGATGGTTATACAGATAACAGCAAAGTTAAAATTACTCCATTGGATTTAAACAACGACTTCTTACCAGATGATCCCAGTAACTTTAACAGTGTTGTTGGGGACAGTAAAATAAATCTAATTAATTATCTGGAAGGCGATTTTAGTTATGTTGTACCAGACACTACTACTCCCGGAGTAGTACCCGGCGCAACTAAAATATTATTCAAGTGGATACATAATGTAGGCAGCGATCAAACATTAAATCCAAGTTTAACAAATATCATTGACTGTTATGTTTTAACAAAAACATACAATGAAGATTTTATCTCATGGAAACGATCTAGCTCAACTCCAGCAGACGCTCCATTACCTCCTACTAGCGAAGAGCTACGCAATAACTTTAAAAATTTAACCAAATATAAAATGTTAACAGACGAGATTATATTCCACCCGGCAAGTTTTAAGCCACTGTTTGGTGCATTGGCAGATCCAGAATTTCAGGCTCAATTTAAAGTGGTTAAAAGTGTCAACAGTAAACTTACCGACAATGAAATCAAAACTAAAGTAATACAGGCTATCGATGGTTTCTTTACGCCAGGTAACTTTGACTTTGGTGAAATATTTTATTTTACCGAACTGGCCGCCTATATACACACAGCATTGACAAGTGATTTAAACAGCGTAGTATTAGTGCCGGTAAATGTAGACAGTAAATTTGGAACATTATTCCAGATTCAGCCCAACAGAGATGAATTAGTAACCAGTGTTGCCAGTGTAAATGATGTTATAGTAGTTAATGAATTAACCGATAAAAATATTAGGATTGGTCGATGAGTAAAAAACCAAATCAGTTAACAAATCAAAAAGTATCAACCAGTACCTTACTGCCATCGGTATTTCAAACATCTCCTAACAAGAAGATGTTGTCATCAACGTTAGACGCAATGTCCAGTAAAGGTCAAGTTTTATTATTTGATCAAACATTTGGATTAAGAACAGCCGCTGGTCCAGAAACTAGTTTTTTTGCCACAGAAGCAGATCCTGTACGCGAAGAAAGTCAAACAAATACAGCCTTTGTTATTACAGACGATACAGGCAACTATACAGGTAAATCTAGTTATTTGGATATCAGTAACTATTTTAATATTCAAGGCCTGCCTTTATCAAATCCAAATCAGTTAGATAAAGATCCTTTGACATTGGATTTGCCTATTAATAACATGATGTTGACTGATTATCAACAATATTATTGGTTACCAGTGGAGTTACCCACAATTGAATTGACATTTGATCAAACAGTCAACATCAATAATATTATTGGTTTGCCCTACGCCACTATTGTTGACCAATCTGACCGTCCGTTAATTTTAGCCGACGGTATGAGACTGGCATTCTTTGAAGCTGACGGGCATGTTGGCGTAGTGCCTGCTGGATATAGATCTGATGATGTCAGCATTAAATTGTTTTATGTAACAGGTGTCGGCACTGCTATTGAACTTGTTGACATTTCTAATTTAGATTTTAGAACACCCCTAAGTGTTATAACTCCAGTACCCTGGGATAATTCCGCAGTACCTATTAACAGCAACCTTAAAGGTTGGGGCGGTGCAGGCAGCAATAAGGGCTTGGGAGAAACAGGATATCAACCTCACATAGATTCTTGGGATCCTATTACCTATACTAATATTGAACCAGAATACATAGTCATGGAAAGATATAGCAGTGATCAAAATCCCTGGAGTATTATTAATAAATGGTATCACATTGGTCTAATTAAATCCGTTGCTCGCTACTTAGATTTAGACATCACCACAATCATTACCAGTGCTAATCAAGCACAACGACCCATCATACAGTATGTTAGAAATTTAGAATTAACCAATTGGCCCAAGCTGACATTAAAAGCAGAAATTCAAGCGTACTTTGACGGCCACATGACAGATTCAACTTATACCAATAAAACAGTTTTGTTAGACAATAACGGCTATAAGTTGGCCACAGGCAATTTAGTTGTGTTTGCGGCAGACAATAAAATTTATCGTGCAACAAGAGCAAATGCACTGCAACCCTTTACATTTACATCAGTAAGTACAGCAATTGATTCTGATTCAGTTATGTTTGTTGTTCAAACTGATAAAATATTTCAAAAATTAATTTATACCAGTTCGACTGGTTGGGACTATGCACAAAACAAACTGACAAAAAATCAAGCTCCTACATTTGAATTTTACAATATTGCCAACGAAAAAATTAGTTTTGTTGCAGGCAATAAAAATACTGGCGGAGTAATCTTAGATTTCTTAGCAGGCAATACTTACGACAGTGTGCTAGAAAGAAAAATTGCAGTTAGTAATATTGATTTTGATATTGTTCAGGAAACCAATCCCAGAGTAGTCAGCAGTAACCAAATTAGATATCGCTGTGATGCCGACATTGAATTTACTGTTGAAGATACTACAATAACAGGACCCTATCAATACAAAATAAAAGATAGTTTGATAAATGTATGGAATACACGCAGTGGTTTGGATATAACCACAGACGTTCAAACAGTTGCATACAAGTCAGATACTCATGAAAGTTTTACCAGCCCAATATTACCTGACGTTGACGGCGTTATGGATATTCATATATTCCCTGACGGAGATCGATTAAAATTATATTTCAATCTAACTGACCACGGATACGTTCAGTTTAGCAGTTATAATAGTCAGCGATTGTCTGAATCATTTTTACCATTGATAAGTGGCAGCCGATTCAATATTATTTGCCACGACTTGCCGCACAGCATTACTTTTCATCGTTACACACTTGACGGAAATGTAACAGCATTATCAATGTTGGAAGAACCTTACTGTATTAATAACGGCATCAGCAATGGCACAATTAGTATAGACTTATCTGACTCTATTGTTGACAATGATATTGCGGTAGACTTGGCACGACTAGCATGGACTTATAATAATTCTACAAGAAGTGCTGTGGTTCGTCCAGAATATAAATGGAGATTCTTGTTTGCAGTTTATTATCAAGACAAGACATATCCTATATATCATGACTATGATTTTACCATTGGCGATATTACCAACTATGACGGTTCACTTGACTACAAGAAAAGTTTTAACGGAACTAATACACTGACTAGAAGAGCCAATAGCGGCGATAAAATTATAATAGAAAGCGTTCTTAACTCACAAGAAAAAAGAACAGCACCGTCTAGTTTGGTTAAAAATCCATTGAATGAAGCTATTGGAAATTTAAATTATTATAGTTTGTATCAGCATGCCACCGACATTTATAGCGGTGGAGCTTACACTAAAGAAATAATCGACACAACCGATATTGCCAATGATGACCAAACAGAGATTCATTTAAAACTAACTAACGGTACGTTGACAAAACACAATAATCCATTACCACGTTTTGCCATCATGGCCAATAACTTGCCTTTTGACTTTGCAGATATTTTAATCAAGCAAGGCCGTCATTATGATGCATTTTTAACCAGACTAAAAAGTGAACTACAACTAGTTATCAACACCAATGAGCAGAGTAATTATACTGCAATTGAACTATTGAGTAAGGCATTAGAACAAATATATTTTAATAGAAAAGATGATCAGGGCTTTTGGTATCACAGTAATATGATAGGCTGGGGTACTGCCCTGGGAGACAGTGTACAGGCCACTGTTACAGTGGGATCGTCTGGCAGGATCAATTTGGGTTCACAATATAGATTAGAACCCATAAGCTATACAGCGGGCAGTGAAACATGTTTACACATTATTTACAATAAAAAAATATTGCAACGCGATTTAGATTATAAATTGACATCTGCCATTGATGGTTATTATACCGACATTGAGTTTGTCAATGATTACAAAAACAGAGCAGTATATATCCGTCAATGGAATAAAAACTTTAACAGTAGAATTCCAGCCAGTTTGGCCAAAATTGGTCTGGCACCTGTGTATATGCCCGAGATTATCTTAGATCCAACAGGCATTGACAACTTATACTTTATACATCGTCATGACGGCACAAGATATTGTTTACAAAGCGGTGTAGATGTTGATCATTATCCTGTGGATCCCGTAGAACAATTAATGTGGGAATACGAAAAAGCAGTATGGAGTAGTATTGCTCGCGACATTGAAATAAATGATCACAGCGAGTATTTGCAGGATAAACCAGGCGGATTCCGCGGCGGCTTGATAGATTGGACACAGGCCAGAAGTATAGTTAACAGTGATATTGTAAGTTGGTTAAGTGAGAATAATCTTTATATTCTCAAACACGACTATGACAAAGATGATGGATTTACATATAGATACATGTTGGGATCTGGCGATGGCACCACTACAATTACTGGCAGCTGGAGAACAATATATAGATATTTCTACGACACTGATCGCCCGCACAGCCATCCGTGGGAAATGTTTGGGTACACATTAAAACCCACCTGGTGGGACACACATTACAGCTGGATCGATCCTAGTAAACGTATTTTGTTAGAAAAGAATTTGCGACTAGGTAATAGGTATGAGCCAACAACACATCATTCTGATCCAGTATTTGCCAGAATTAGTAATATTGATGAGCCTGAAGATTTCCCAGTAGACACGCTGGGTAATTTGATTGCACCCAGTGAATTGCCTTGGTTGCAATCATTGATTACTATTGCTGATGAAATACAATTAGTAGATTGGCTTCCGGGTGAGTTGAGTCCATGGGATCTTGCTTTCCTGAATACTCAACGCGGCTTGGCCAGTGAAGTTAAACTAACTTATCTATTAAGCACTACTCGCTATGTAGCCAACAATTGGTTACCGGGCAGTACTGTACGCTATACAAACTTAAAATTAAATAAAAATAATAATTCATGGATCACTACCAGTATTGATCATATGTATCACAGATCAGACGCAGTAACATTTACGTCAGGAATAGAAAGTTTATACAGCGAATTTTGTTACTTAAACAATATTAATTTTGCTACAGAAGTGGTAGCCAAATTTAACAATTTAAGTGCTAAAAAAGAATTTTTACTACAAGGTTTTACTAATAAAAACAATGTGCGTATTCAAAGTACTTGTATTGCTAACCAAAGCAAAAATTTATTCATACCTGAAGAAAACTATGCGGTAAGAACAATTAAACATTATCCTCATATGGAATTGTTTTATAGTGCCTTGAGAATTATTTGGGACGGCAGTGCTTGGATAGTTTTTGGCTTTACCAACGAACAGCCATATTTTAATTATCATGTTCCAAAAACTAACAGCCCCACTCAGACCATTAAAATAAATGACGCTACGATGAAAGAAAAAACGTCATATGATTTTACAACAATTTATCAGTTGCCCTATGGCACAAGATTTACCAGCAGACAAGAGTTATATGATTTTATCATTGGTTATGGCCTATCATTAAAAAGACAGGGTTTTGTATTTGAAGAACCCGAAGCAGGAGATATTAGAAACTGGCAATTAAGTGCCAAACAGTACATCTTCTGGAGTAATGATACACTGGCAGCCGGCAATTACATTGATTTAAATCCAGCCGCTGATGCAGTATTATTATTTGCAGATTCTTATGGACAATTAGAAAACTTAACAGGCAATAATAATAGTCCGGGATGGTGCATTGATCGAGAAGGTAAAAACTTATTCAGTAAAGATTTATTAGTACAGAGGGATAGTACAATAAACATCAGCACTAAAGACAAGAATAGAAGCATATATGGTATTAAATTAACATTTGCCATGTATGAATCAGTTGTTCATTTAGATGGTACCAGCGTATTCAACGACGTTTACTTTTTGCCCAATCAAGGCACTACTAAGCGTAGTTTTAAAGTTGGCGGTAAGAAAAGCTATGCGTGGGACGGCAAATACTTTGTTTATGGTTACATGTTTAACGGTGACAGTATTATACCTAACTATGACAGTTATGCAGAACAAGGCCGTAGTTTACTTGACATTGAAAGCAGTATCTTAGATCCTGACATTATCAATGCAAGTCGCAGTCAATTTGGACTAAATCGTAATCCAGAATTACGACAGTTGTTTTTAACAGATGACATAGAAACTCAATTTAAAAACTCGATTACCTTTAACAAAGGTACAGTCAATGTGTTTACTAGTTTAGAACCACTAACGCATAAAAATGACAGTACTCGAACAGTGGTACACGAAGAATACATGGTTCGACTGGGAGAACTAGGTAATACCGACAATATAGAGTATTATGAATTTCAACTACGTGCAAACGACATTAATAATAAAGACTATCAATTGATCAAATTTACCGGAGACAGCAATGATGATATGTTTGCTGTTGGGTCAGATGATTGGGTATATACTCCATATAATAAACCTTTGCATTTTACATTAGATACTGGCAATTCTAGTAAGTTAAAAATATCAGGTCCTATAATGCCTAACGATACTGATTACACTGTAACATCTCTTAAAGATATTCCTTATTTGTATAAAGAGTTTGCGCCATTATATAATGTTCCTCATTATGACGAAACTGTAACTTACAAGAAAGATCAGCAGGTTCGTTCAAATGGCCAGTTATACATTGCTAAATCTACAGTTCCAGCAGGCACTAGCGTAACTGACACAGGCAAATTTACCGCAATTAAAGAATCTTATTTGCCCAATATCTTTGTGGAAAATTATAACAGAAAGAATCCAAATTTAGCAGCCACAGCAGATACGGCATTTACACCCGGCACATGGCAAGTTATGCAAACAGTTGATAGAAATATTGCCATAACTGAAGTTTGTACTGGCCTAACAGATGCTAGCCTTGCAAGAGTTACTACTAATAAAGATCACAAACTGGCGGTGGGAGACTATGTATTATTGGTAAATGCCAACACGACCAATTCCAGTGTCAACGGCATTTGGCCTGTTAAGAGTTTGGAAGATCCAGCAACGCCTAACGGTAACCGACAATTTTATATTGATACGCGAATAACAGAAACAATTAAAACAGGTAAGATGTTTACATTTAAACCTGTGCGATTTAAAGATATAACCGAATTAAATTTGGCCACTGGTCCCAATGCTGACAGTTATGGTTATTCTTGGAATTCAAAATTTAATCCAGCAGTTAATCAAGTTAACACTGTTCCGGTAATTGTACCGCCTGTAACTACTAGCGGTTTTTCCAGCGTACATCCACTGGCTATAGTGGATAACAATAGTACATCAAAACCTGCACAAGGGTTGACGTATGATTATGGTCAGTATGCAGTTTATTCCGTAACCCCACAAACAGTTGCACCAGTCAAAGTAGAAAGTATTGCAGTTGGCACAAATGATATAGAACACTTGATAATTTACAATCACGATACAAATGAAACATTGGCCAAGATTGAAATGTTTAATCCTAAGAAACTGATTATACCTCAAGCATTCTTGGACGAGATAGATGTAATTAATCGTGTTGATCCTGCTCAGTATAGCAGAACAACAGACAAGTTCAAGACTGTATATATCAGCATGGGATGGTATAAAGAGTGGCTTGGCAGACGTTGGTGGGATATTGGCACCGTACAGTTTGCTGACTATGAAAGTTTTGAAAATGACCTAGACAAGTATAATAACTGGGGTAAAACAGTTAATAATAAACTGCCAGACATATACGAATGGACAAAAAGTCCAGTGCCTCCCAATCAGTGGAACAAATTAGCCAAGGCCGGCGGAGATGCCTTTGGCACAGTGGCCAGTGGTCAAGCTTATGTGGATAACTCGTCCGGAACAGACAACTACCATTGGGTAGAAGAACAGCAACAAGTTAACGGTAATACTTACACAGTTTATTATTTCTGGGTTAAAAATAAAAATACAATAGCCAAAGAAAACAAATTGGCCAGAGTTTACTCTTGTAATGTATTGAGTAAGATTCTATTAAATCCTAGTGCAGTAGGCATGTCGTGGTGGGCGCCTATTGGACCAGGTTCAATGATTGTCAAAGGTGTCAAATCATTCTTGAACAATACCAGTACAGTTGTACAAATTAAAAAGAAAACTAAAGGTAACGAAAAGAGTCAGCAATGGTTATTTGTTGCTGATGGTGATCAAGTTAGAACAATACCAGAGTGGATGCACATTAGGCTTCGTAACAGTTTAAGCACAATTTCTGTAAACTATAACACATATACAGTTACACCAGCTACTGCTCATCCAGTAGACACTAACAAGCCTATTAGGTATTACATAGGTGATGTGGTATGGACTGACGTTGGCGTAAAACCGGGTCCAGTAATTAAAGCATATTGGCAAGCACTTAAAGTTATTCCAGGTAACGAAATATCTGTACCGTCGGCCACTAACGCCAGCTGGAAACGTTTGTCTCATGTGGTCGAACTAAGTGACTCTAAGATCAATGTATATGCATATCATTCAGTACCTGATCGTCAGAATTTGCACCCGTTTAATTTATTGGGTAACGATATTAGACCTTATCAGCAGTCGTGGTTCGATGACTACAGTGAAGCACGTAGAACATTTATTCAACAGGCAAATTTGATATTGAAAAACATGGACGTTATCAACAGCATAAGCGGCTGGAATAAACACCTTAAGGCAAATTTACCTTTTGCTGAATCTCTGATAGATATGAGCGAAGAAAGTGGTCTGTGGTACCGCACAGATTTTATTGCAAAAACTTATAATGCTACAAAAAAGATAGCAGATACTGTTGCAGACCCTACCGGTATATTTACAGCAAATGCCGTAGCAGGCGACTATATTAAAGTAGTCAACGACATCAATAGTTTAACCACTATTTACGAAAAATTAACCGATGACGGGTACGATGTGGTATATCGTGAACTTGGTACTATACAATTTAGTGATGCCTTATGGAAAAAGTCTGGTTTATGGGATGGTAATCCTTGGGATACAGTACAGTGGGACTACGATTTAAATGCAAATATGTCTTGTATCGTAGATATTATACGTAATGATTTATTTGTAGCAGGATATCAAACAAATTACAACAGCTTAATGTGTATTATGTTCCGTTATATAATGAGCGAACAGCCTGGTGTAGATTGGTTACAAAAATCCAGCACTGTAGAACCTTTGAATTTGATCAGTCAAAGTTTGGATCCATTGGCAGAATTAGAACGCGATAATATCAGTGTGCTAACTGCATTCTATTCAAATGTTAAAGCATTTAGAGATAAACTGCGCGACAGTAATATTGTTAAAAGTAACTTGGAACCTGTAAACACCGAGATTAGAGATACTTATGACATTACTGTTAAGTTATATTATGACAGAGTCGATGTTGGCTCGTACGAGTTACCTAAGGTTAAAGGCACAGAGTTTGTCAAAGTTGGTTGGGATCCAACAACATTTGATCCTGTCAGTATAAGACCCGACTTTGTTGATTCAACGTTTGTACCGTCTAAAGCTGTAAATGCCGCAATAGTTACAGATGAAACAGCAGTATTTGCTACCGATACAGCAGTGGGTAATTATATTAGATTTAACAACCAGGAAAATTATTCATATACAATATATGAAAAACTCAATGTTGGATATAAAGTTGTTTATATCAGTGACTACTTAGATTACGTAGTAGATCCAGATCACGATGCCATGTTATGGGATACATTTGGTTGGGATGTTGATCAAACTGAAAATGACGCCAGTTTAGAAAAGATATACAGCGATCAAGCTGAACCTACTCTAAACTTAACGGGATCTACAAAATCAAAATATTATCGTCCTGTAAGAACAGTTAATACACCGCAAGGCAACAAAGGTGAAGAATTAGTAGATGTTACAATCCCGGACAGTTTGACCATGGATGTTACATCGTTGGATACAAATAATACTGTAGTGAGATCACATTATTATAAAAATTCTGTGGAAATGTTTATTGCAGATGCTACCTTAACAGAGCTAAAACACAATATCGACAAAGACACTATGCGTATAGAGTTTACCGATATGACGGTATTGACAGATGCCAATTTGGACAATATTCAATATGTATGGATTGCCAGTGAAAAAATTGGTTATACTATAAAAACAGACTCTTATATATCAGGCCTGATTAGATCTGCAGACGGAACTCCTTTAATGGATCATGCTATAACTGATCCAGTGTATGCAGTAAATTCTACAACTTTACTGGTGCCACAAACTCCATTGCAGAACTTGCATATTAAAGGGCCATTCTTTAACGATTCTATATATGTGCCATGGGATCATGAACCATGGCAAGCTTATGCATGGGACGGTAAAGCCATTAAAACTCTGGAAGACAGTGTTAATCCGTTTGCCCAAGCAGTAAAAAATTATGTAAGTAGTTAAATATAAGATAAATAGAGTTATAGGAAAATATATGTTAGATAATTTAAACATCAATGTCGACGGACACGTAAAAATTTGGGATCCAGAAACTCGCGAAGTTTTTGTGGACCAGCACAATGCCATCAATGGCGAAGCAATGAGCTTATTGATAGCAACCAGTTTGGCCAGCTTGAATAACTCATATATCTATGAAATGCACTTTGGTAATGGCGGTACAGTCATTGACGAAACAGGCAATATCACTTACAAAGACGTTGTTGTAAATTTAGAAAATGGTCTAAGTGCTGGCCTATTCAATGATACTTATTTTAAAGTAGTTGACAAAGATGATACAACTTATAATACCGACCCAACGGACAATAAAATTGACGTAGCACACACAACTGGTTTGAGCTATTCGGACGTAATTATAACGTGTACACTTAAAAAAGAAGAGCCAAGCCTAACAGTTAATACAGATTTCAATTTGGCTGCCGTTCCCCAAGAAACATTAGATACTGCGGCAGACTTTGATGGTGAATTTGTTTTTGATGAAATTGGCTTAAAAAGCAAAAGTACCGACAGTGCCACACCATTAAATGCTGGTTGGCTATTGAGTCATATTGTTTTCCACCCAGTACAGAAAAGTGCCAACAGGGTTATACAAGTTATCTATACCCTACGTATACGAATAGTTTAAATGGATAAATAAAAAAAAGGAATATTTTTATGACTTATCAAGTTAATAAAACAAATGGAGATTTACTAGTACCAGTACCGGACAGACAAGTTTCTTTAGTAGCCGGCAGTGTATTAAAACTATTGGGTAAAAACTACGGTAGTTATGGTGAACTTATGGCAGAGAATTTAGTTTCTTTGGCAGAAAACTTTGCCAGCCCCAATACAGCTCCTCCAGGTGGATCAGACACTTCGGTGCCATTGTCAACGGGTTTACATTCGACAGCACCACTAGTGGGTCAATTATGGTTTGACACCACAAATCAAGCATTAAACGTTCGTGTACAAGACGGCAGTGTTGGCAAGTGGCAACCATTGTATGGCTATAATACAGGTATTGACTTGACAGATATCAAAGACATTGGCGGCAATTTTCACAAAGCACTTAAAATCAAAGTTGACACAGTGGTAATTGCAATTGTAAGCAAAGATATATCATATGTTCCACATTTAGACACTGGCTTGCAAACAGCATATGCCAATATCAAAGCTGGTATTAACATCAACGGCACATTAAACAATAGTAGTGATCCTATATACAAATTGCGCGGCCGCAGTATTGAAGCAGAATTTGCTGATATGGCCGAGATTTATCACAGTGATGTTGAATTAGCTCCTGGTAACTTGGTTAAGTTAGGTGGCTATAGTGAGATTACTATGACTACAGAACAGTTTGATACAGCAGTGTTTGGTGTTATCAGTACACAGCCTGGCTTCTTATTAAACTCCGGAGAAAAAGAAAAAGCCCTAGCCTATCCAGTAGCACTTAAAGGTCGTGTTCCGTGTCTAGTAAAAGGCACAGTACGTAAAGGCCAACGAATTGTTGCCAGCGATGTAGCTGGAGTAGGAATGGCCACAGACTCATATGAATCAGCTGCCATTATTGGCCGTGCTATCAGCGAAAAGACTAGTGATGATATTGGTTCAGTAGAAGTAGCAGTTGGAGTAAAATAAATTGGCAACAACCAGCGGTAGCCTGATTACATCGGCCGAATATAATTCTCTTGTTAATGATGTTAACAAATGTTTTGCCGACTCTTATAGTAATTCCGCACCGTCTGCAAATTCTGCAACTAGAACAAATTTAAAATTTGGCTGGGGACAAACACCAGCCGCATTAAGCACACAGTATACAAAAATAACTGCCGAAGTATTCAACAGTCTTGTTGATAGATTAAACTTGGCAGGTCAGCAAGTGGGTTCATCTACTACCATTCCTAGAGCAATAGTGGGCCAAAAAATTACTGCGGCCACTACCACGCTGATGAGATCACTGGCAGATGAGATAACTTCAAAGAAAAATATAGCAGGCGCAGGCCAAACGGCCAACTTGTCTTTGGGTACTATTAGTAGCGGATCCGCAACCAATGGCTGGGATGCCACTAGCGATTTTATCAGCGCAATAAATTTTGCCAGTTATGACGCCGCACGTTACTTTTTCAACAGTGGCGGTAAAATCAATATCAATATGTCTAAAACAGGCGGCAACGCTTTTGATAATAGATATGCAGTTGTCTATGGCGAATTAGGTACAGTAAGTTTTTCATTAGAAAATTGCGTAAGTAATCAGGTAAAGCCAGTTAGCTCTGCTATAGGATTTATTCAACTAGACAACACAGAACAACAAGTTTTACGATTAGATTCAACATTTACAACACCAGGTGTAAATCATGACAATTTAATCAACGGAGATTTTAGCAAAGTTAATATATATGCAAAGGTATATGCATCAGTGCAGCCTATACCTTTTAGTCTTCCTGGCCAGTTGCCAACCGGACCACAACCAGTAAAATTAACATTGAGATTAAGATTAGAACATCGTATTGGAAATTCAGCAACAGTGTCCGGTGACGTACCAGCAGGCAATCACTTGCTTACAGCTACCGCAGATAAGGCTATTAACAAGTCAAACAATGGTGTAACTTTCTCCATTGAACCTCCTAGTTACATTGGTACATTCTCTGGGTCAGGACATACGTTTGTTCCGGCCGGAACATTGCTATATGGTATATGCCGCGGATTTAATTGGAACGGTGTTTATGCCGACGGCAATGATGGAACATATGAAGCACTAATTGAAGCAAATAGCGTGACTCATTGCGGATATGTTCCGCCATCGCCATTTGCACCAACACCACCAACACCACCAACACCACCAACGCCGCCAACGCCACCTGGAACAACTACAACGACTCAAAGACCGACAACTACTCAGCAGCCAACAACGACTCAAAGACCAACAACGACTCGTCCGCCAGCAACAACTACTACGTTGGCTCCTGGATGCCATATGCCGGACACTTGCGTTAACGGAAAAGTCTGGCATTATACATTTATAGGTTTAGATCCAGTTACCGGAGATTGCCGTTTTAGTGGTTACAATACAGGACAGTCCTGTGTAACAACAACATCAGCTCCAGTACCATATACACCGTATACACCGTATACACCCTTGCCGCCATTTGCTCCGCATCCACCGACACCGCCAACGACAGCTTGTCCATTATCTGGTGTTCAGTTAAGTCAGTTTACATTTGTACAAGATGACGGCTCTGGCAAATGTGTTGAAGTATTACGTACAGTATATGCAGACGGCAGTTGCGGAACATACTATGACGATTACATTGGAAACGAAATAACATGTAAGTGTCCTGCCGCAGGAACAGTATTAGATGAATATACATATTTTGAACTGGGTGGTTGCCCATCAGTTGGTTATAGAATAACAGTTACAACTTATGCAGACGGCAGTTGCGGAACATATGATGAGTCAGAAAACGTGGAAGTTCCATGTATAACTGAGACTCCTACGGAAACAATGACAGAAACACCTACGGAATCGATATGCGAGCCATATCGTTGTAAGGCTGCCGTGGTTGTAGTATGCCCAGAACTGGGTAACGATGGCGGTACTTATCGTCAAGAATATGTGTGGAGTCAAGAAGAGTGTGACTGTGTAAAATCCGGCGATAACGAAAGAGTAGGCGATGCATCGGAAAAAGATTGTTTAACAACAACGGAAACTGAGACTCCAACTGAGACTCCGTCATATACTCCAACTGAGACTCCAACTGAGACTCCGTCATATACTCCAACTGAGACACAAACTGAGACACAAACTGAGACACAAACTGAGACTCCGTCATATACTCCAACTGAGACACAAACTGAGACTCCGTCATATACTCCAAGTTATACTCCAACTGAGACACAGACTGAGACTCCGCCTCCAGAAACTCCAACTGAGACTTCACCACCGAATACTGAGACACCTGAGCCAATGGAGCCGCCTGAGCCTCCACCTGAGCCTCCACCAGAACCGTCTGATTATGAGGTTGACGAATTTACCAGTGAACAGTTTACTGCTGACTCGGCTGAGGAAGCCGAGGCATTGGCTCGAGCAGACGCTGAATCACAGGCTTCCAACGATTTTGGAGATGAATGGAGTGAAACCAGTTTCCCGGAAGTTTACATTAAGAGTGAGATGGTTAATGGAAAATTAATATATAAAGCAGTTGTAAAAATTAAAGTTGCACACAAACCGAAGAAAACAACAACTCCAAAACCGACAACAACTCCGGAACCGACAACAACTCCGGAACCAACTGAGACAGAGACTCCGCCTCCAGAAACAGAAACTCCGCCACCAGAGCCACCAGAAACAGAAACTCCGCCACCAGAGCCGCCACCAGAGCCGCCAGTAGCACCAGAGCCGCCAGTAGCACCTGAGCCTCCACCAGAGCCGCCAGTAGCACCTGAGCCTCCACCAGAGCCGCCAGTAGCACCAGAGCCGCCAGTAGCACCTGAGCCTCCACCAGAGCCGCCAGT